CCGCCGTGGGTTGTCTCATGCTTCACGATGGGACCCTAGCGGAGGGCCTCCCGTTAGGCAGACAGCCGGCCCGGAGGAAGCTCTCGACGCGGCTTTCGCGTGGCTGCAATCCATCGGGAAACCTGACGGGATGAATTTAGACGCGACAGAGAAAGGACAGGTCCCGCAACTTTTCCCCCTCCTCACTGAATCTGGACGCGTTTTCCTGGAACTCTTAATCAGATCACCCTCAGAACCGCTGAGTGACCGCGTGGCCCACCATGTTGAAAATTTGGAGATGGAAGCGGGCTCTGACGTTGAGGACGGTGAGGCCAGGGCAGTGACGATGGCCCATCTTTCCCAATTGATGGCGATGGCGGTTTCCAGTGGCACGGACGTCTCCAACGCTTGGGAGGCTGCTCTTGTGGCCCTCCATGCTTGGTTGGAAGCCAGGGAGATGAGAAAAGACGCGGAGGGTCGGAGGCGAGACCAGATGCTTCGCCAACTTGAGCTGGCTCAACGCCAGACTAGGCCACCAACCGTGGGAGAAACGCTGATCGACTGGTTGGTCAAGTTCGAACGCTTCTCTCATGAAGTTCCTTTGTTTTCCGATGCTCTTTCCTGTGTATCGTTAGCCTGGAGGGCCTTTGAAACAGCCCTCGCCCAGGGTGCCACCCATATTCTTGACGTGCTCCTGCGAGCCATTGCCAACAACAAGGAGCGAATCAGTGCTGCGAGACTCACTCAAGCCATCGACCTGTTTCTCGAACTGATCGAGGTTGTCGCGGTCAAATCTCGAGTCCCAGCCAAGGTGGTCTGGGCGCCGTTGTTCAAGAAATATCGCCAGCCACTGACTGAAGGCGAGCGGCTATCAATGTCCATTAAAGGAGCTTCAAACGAGATTGCGTCATACAAAGAAAACCTAGAAACCACGATCCGCATCCTCAGCGACAACCATCCGGATGAACCTCCGGAGTTATTGAGGCAGTATCTGCGGGCCACTTACCGGCCGAAAAGTGCATATGGCACGGCGGGAGAATTCAAGGGTGTCCCCGAACCCCCTTCTCTCATCATTGACGAAAAACTGGAGGCTCGAGTCGCTTCATACCTGGCTAAGGGAGTCCCTCAGGGCATTGACGGGATCTGGATGAGTGACGCCTCGGCCAATCTCGCTTCGCTTTCTAGATATGAACCGGAACCACACCCAAGCGAGCCAGGGCTAGAAGCCCTCATCTGCGAGTGCGCGGACGTTATCTACGACCGTCACCCTGAGATGTTCGTCGACCCGAAAACATCCACGCCGGAACAGGTGTGGCGTTACATTGAGAAGAGGTATTCACCAGGGATCCCGTTCATCGGGAAATACGCCTCCCGACGTGCTTTATTCAACACTGGGTGGGCTGAGGCGATCATGCGCGGTGCTCGAGAGTGCCTCAACACCGGTGTGTACCCTGCCCAGATCGCCCACGCTTTCAGAAAAATGCAGGTTGTGGACAAGGAGAAGCTCATGAAGGG